CCAACCTTCGAAAACCTCGGAACAGAATAATACACGAGGGGGGTTAATAAAGGTGGTGAAAATATGCGACTTTACAGCAATGAAGAGAAAGATAGACAGACAAAGAAGGAGATGCTGAAACTTCGCCGACTATTCAAGAATTTGCCAAAAGATAAAATGAAGGCTGCCGATGGGCTGATTCAGGAAGCCGCTTTTATGAAGGTCACCCTTGAGGAGACAAGGCATGTGATAGACCAAGAAGGCATCCTGGAAAAATTCGAGCAGGGTGCGCAGAAGTTTATGCGCGAACACCCGGCCACAAAGGTTTACAATACCATGATTCAGCGTTATACTACTGTCTGCAAGCAACTATTTGATATGATACCTGACCCTGACGCCGGCAAGCAGGCTGAAGATGAACTCATGGCCTTTGTAAAGAAGGCGAGAAAATGAATTATATAAGAGAGTATTGGAACAAAATACAGTCCGGTGAAATTGCTGCCTGTAGGCGGCTAATACAGCAATATCAAAAATTCATAGATGAACTTGACGACCCACGGGATCCGTGGGTTTTTGATTTGGAGAAAGCAAATAGGCCGATTGAGTTCATCGAGCGGTTTTGCAAACATAGTAAAGGCAAATGGATAGGCAAACCTGTTAAGCTTGAGCTATTTCAGAAAGCAAAAATACAGGCGGTATATGGCTTTGTCCATAAAGACACAGGTTTTAGACGATGTCGAGAAGTTTTTACCCTTGTGGCCAGGAAAAATGGTAAGTCAACTGAAAAAGCAGCAACTGGCAACTATATGATGGTTGGAGACGGCGAGGGTGGCGCAGAGGTATACAGCGTTGCTACAAAAAAAGACCAGGCCCGCATAACCTGGACAGAAGCACATAACATGGTTGCCCAGTCACCGGCGCTGTCAAAGCATGTGAGGAAAAGAAAAACGGACCTGTATTTCCCGGTTACTTTTTCAAAATTTGAGCCGCTGGCGAGCGACAGTAATAGCCTTGACGGCTTAAATACTCATTACTGCATAATGGACGAACTGCACGCAATAAAGGACCGTAACCTGTACGATGTAATGAAGCAATCCATGACAGCCAGGGAACAGCCTTTGCTTGACATGATAACCACCGCCGGATTCGTACGTGAGTGTATATTTGATAGCATTTATGCCTATGCCTGCAATGTGCTTGACGGCATTGTAGAGGATGAGCGTTTTCTGGCATTTATCTATGAGCTTGACGACCGCAGCGAGTGGACCGACTTCCGCATGTGGGAGAAGGCCAATCCAGGGCTTGGCACCATAAAGAGCTATGAGGAGCTTGCCGCCAATGTAGAGAGAGCAAAAAATGATCCGGACTTTCTACCAACGGTTCTCACAAAGGATTTCAACGTCAGAGATACAGTAGCAGGTACCTGGCTGACTTTTGATCAGATCAATAATGAGGAAACGTTTGATATTGAAGAATTGCGAGATTGCTATGCAGTAGGTGGCGCAGACCTTTCTAGCACTACAGATTTAAGTTGCGCAACCTTGCTTATAATGAAAGCCGGCAGCGAAAAGAAGTATGCTCTACAACAATACTTCTTACCTAAGGACCTTATTGAACAAAGAGTAAAGGAAGATAAAATCCCCTACGACAAATGGGCGCAGCGCGGACTGCTTACGCTTTGTGAAGGCAATAAGGTTAATTATTCTGATGTTACCGCTTGGTTTAAGAAAATGCATGAAGAATACGGAATAATGCCGCTTTGGATTGGTTATGACCCATGGAATTCACAATATTGGATACAAGAAATGAAAGATATGGGCTTTAATATGGTTGTCGTCAGACAGGGAGCACAGACATTAAGCCAGCCTATGAAGGAGATGGGAGCGGATTTATCAGCAAAACGAATCAATTACAACAATAATCCGATTTTGAAGTGGTGTTTGACGAATACCAATGTAAAGCGAGATGACAATGATAACATCCGGCCAATTAAAGGGCAAAGCAATAGACAGCGCATAGACGGTGCTGTTTCTTTATTAATAGCCTATACAGTATTGTTTAATAATTTACAAGATTACCTCAACATCATATAAAGGCAGGTGATAATATGGGGCTGTTTGAAAAAATTTTTAAAAAACCTTCAATGAAGCAAATACAAGGATATTTTAAAATGTTATCAGGCTACACTCCGATTTTTACAAGCTATGAAGGTGGCGTTTATGAGATGGAGCTCACCAGGGCAGCAATTCATGCTATAGCAACCCAATGCTCAAAACTGAAACCAGAAGTCCGGGGCACAGCATATAAGGAGCTTGGAAGAAAGCTGCAATTCAAGCCTAATAGTTTTATGGATACGACAAAATTTCTATACCGGCTTGCAACTATTCTGCATGTACAGAATACTGCTTTCATCGTACCAATTACCGATGAAACAGGAGAATACATCACAGGTTACTACCCCATCCTGCCGAGTATGTGTGAGGTAGTTGAATATCAAGAAGAACCTTGGTTGAGATATACATTCAGCAACGGGAAGAAAGCTGCGATTGAATTTCACCGGGTGGGGATAATGACGCAGTTTCAATATAAACATGACTTTTTTGGGGAGAACAATGCTGCACTATATCCAACAATGCAGCTTATGCATACCCAAAATCAGGGGATCATTGAAGGTGTAAAACAGTCGGCAAACATTAGGTTCATGGCGAAGTTGGCAAACATCTTCAAGGCGTCGGATATAGCAGCTGAACGCAAAAGATTCACGGAAGAAAACCTATCCGCTGATAATAACTCTGGCGTGCTGATGTTCGACAATAAATATGCTGATGTAAAGCAGATAATTAGCAAACCGTTTATTATTGATTCGGCGCAGGTGGACCACATAAAAAATAACGTATACAACTATTTTGGTGTAAATGAGAAGATTCTTCAAAATAGCTTTAATGAAGATGAATGGAATGCTTTTTACGAAGGGAAAATTGAACCTTTCGCAATCCAGCTTAGTCTTGTGATGTCGAATATGACCTTTACGGAGCGGGAAATCGCTTTCGGCAATCAGATAATTTTCACAGCGAACCGGCTCCAGTACGCCAGTAATCAAAGCAAGCTGAATATAGTCACACAATTATTTGACCGTGGTTTTCTCACGCATAATGAGGGCCGAGAGATATTTAATATGACGCCGATTGATGACGGTGATAGGTACTTTATCCGCAAAGAGTATGCAGAAGTCAAGAACCTAGCGGAAGCACAAGGAATTTCAGGAGGTGAAGGTAATGCCGTTCAAGCCGACGGACAGGGAATACAGGGCGGTAGTCCTGCCGTTTCAGCTGCCGACATCGGAGAAGCGAATTGACAGTGAGTATTATGTTGAAGGATTTGCAACTACCTTCAATAAGCCATACTTGCTGTATGAATGGGATGGAGTTAAATATTATGAGGAAATCGACAGACATGCGCTTGATGAAGCGGACCTGTCGGATGTAATAATGCAATATGACCACCAGGGCAAGGTGCTGGCGAGACTGTCAAATAAGACGCTTGGATTAGAGTCTACGGATGAAGGGCTCTTTATTTATGCAGATTTGTCTAAATCACAAGCGGCGAAAGAGCTTTATGAAGAAATACGCAATGGACTGATAACTAAAATGTCCTGGGCGTTCGCAGTTGCTGAAGATGAATATGACAGAGAAACACGCACAAGAACAATCACCAAAATTAAAAAAGTTTACGATGTGTCCGCTGTTTCCATTCCGGCAAACGGCGATACTGAAATATCCGCTCGTTCTTGGCTCAACGGAGTGATTGAGACTGAGAGACGGGAGGCGTTAGAGCGGAAGAAAAGAAAACTCAAATTAATAATCGATATGGAGGTATAACTATGAACAGATTACAAGAAATTGAGGCTAGACTGGCCGCTATAAAAGCTGAACTTGAAAAGGACGGGGCTGATATTGATGCTCTGGAGAAAGAAGTTAAAGATTTAACCGAGGAAAGGAAAAAGTTGTTAGAGCAGGCTGAAAAGAGAAAGAAAATTATAAATGACATTGCTTCTGGCGAAGGAACAGTTATTGACGATTTTATTCCAAAGTCCAAAGAGGAAAGAAAATTTGAAAATATGAGCCGGGAGGAAGTACTTGATTCCAAGGAGTATAGAAATGCATTTTTGAAAAGACTTCTTGGAAAGAAATTAACCGAGGTCGAGGAAAGAGCCTATTCAAGTGCTTCTGACAGTGCGGGTGCAGTAATTCCTACACAGACAGCAAGCACTTTGTTTGACAAAATGACAAAAATTGCACCAATGCTGAATGAAATTACCCTTCTAAGAGTAGCCGGAAATTTAAAATTTGCGGTTCAGAATGTAAGAGATGAAGCAGATCAGCATGCCGAAAATGCAACAGTAACTCCAGCAGGCGACAAGTTAGCATATGTAGCGCTTGCTGGTTATGAGTACATTAAGGTCATCAGGATTAGCAAGACAGTTCAGACCATGTCTATCAACGCATTTGAAGGATGGCTAACTGATATGCTTGCTGAAGATATTGCTGTAGCTATTGAAAATAAGATAATCAACGGATCTGGAAATGGACAACCAAAAGGAATAGAATATGCCAATGCTTGGGTTGATGGTAACAATGCTGTAGAGTATACTGACAATCCATCTTATGACAATATAATGGATATGATTGCACTGCTGCCACAGAGGTACCATGCAGGAGCAAAATTCCTGTGCAACAGCAAATTCCTATATGGGAAGTTAGCGAAAATTAAAGATAACGGCGGGCAACCTATACTTGTAAAAGACATGGCAAACGGAATTCAGTTCAGAATTATGGGTTTCCCTGTGTTGTTATCCGACAAAGTTACTGACGGCGTAATGTACTTTGGAAACTACAAAAAGGTTGTCGGAAACCTTGCACAGGATGTGTTTGTTGAATCCAGTACACAATCTGGTTTCCTGAGCAATTCTATTGATTTCAAGGGCACTGCAATATTCGACTGTGACATTGCTCTGCCTGATGCGTTCGTGAAGATGAAAGAGGCTGCTGTTTAATGGGGAAGGTTAATCCTTCCCTTCTCTTTTATAGGGAGGGATGATATGGCACTACTTGATGATATAAAACTCACTTTAAGAATCAGCAACACAGCCTTTGATTCGGAAATATCTGACCTTATTTCAGCCGCACAGAGCGACTTAAAACTATCCGGCGTACTCGAAAGCAAAGTAAATGATGATACGGACCCGCTGATAAAGCGCGCAATCATCATTTATGTCAAGGCTAATTTCGGCTGGAACAATCCTGATGCGGAAAAATTGCAGCATTCATACAACATGCTTAAAATACATTTGGCACTGTCTCAGGAATATGCGGAGGTGACGGAAGATGCTGTTTAGAGATGTTGTGAAGCTTATCAGCATTACTGTCACTGAAAACGATATGGGCGATATTATTGAAACACCGGTTGAGCGTGAAGTGTTCGCTGACAAACAGTCAATCCGTCAGTCTGAATTCTACCAGGCGGCAGCTACAGGGTTACGGCCTGAATTGATGTTTGTTGTTCGGTCAATTGACTATGAAGGTGAACCAAAATTGAAATACAATGGCAAGGAATACACTATCATTCGAACATACGACAAAGATGGCGAATTGACGGAGCTCATATGCCAGGGGGTGGTCAACCGTGCCATTACCGCCTAGTGTAACCAAGATAAAAAAGGACGGCATCGAATTCATCTCCAATGTTGACCGTGCCCAGTACACAATCCGTGAACTCACCCGGGCTGCCTTGAAAGATGTGGCAAAGCTACTCCGGAAAAGAATGGTTCAAGAATTGAAGAAACTCCCCGGCATGAAAAGGCACCGGCGTATCTACAACAGCACTCAATATTGGGTCCGCAAGAGAGATTGCGACCTGCAAATCGGTGTCAAACATGATGCTTGGTATGGCGTGAATCAGGAGCTTGGTACCAAAGGGATGCCGAAAAAGGGCGTCATCCGGGAAACAACCTTCAAGCACATTGACGATATCAGGCGCATTGAAGGGCAATATCTTTCGGCTATAGAGGATGAAAACAGAGCATTGGGATTGATTGACGAAGAGGAGGAAATAGGCGATGAAGAACTTACGTAAATTATTACATCCATTTTTGAAATCTATTCATCCTCGCGTATACTTCCAGATTGCTCCTGATAGTGCTGAATTTCCCTACCTTGTCTATGATTTTACGCAGATAATCAATGACGGCGAAGAATTTGAAACTGTAGCGCTTGATGTTGACGGATGGGATATGCCAGCCGATGGTGATACGACAGCCATTGAAAACCTGATGGATGAAGTCAACCAAGCCTTGAATAAAAAGACGCTGACCGCCGAAGGGTTGGCGGTCACTTTTTATTTAGACCGCAAAATACCGCTTCGAGATGACAACCCGGCTATAAAGCGCCGGAAGTACATCTACGAAGCGAGGTTATTCGGAAGGAGTTGATTAATTTGGCTTTAACTAAGGAACAGATTGAAAATATTCAGATTGACTACGGCATAGTTTTTGTGAACTATGGCGAGGAAGATGAAGCGCAGCTTGGTCCTACCCGCGGGGGTGGAGAGTTTGTTGCAACTGCAACTATTAGGGACATTGAGTTTGACGGAAGCAAAGGCAAGACCAAGGGTATGCAGGTTGTGGATGACATAACGGCACAGTTGAATGTCACACAGTTAAACACATCTATAGAAACATTGAAGATGGCGCTGCCTTTTGCGAAGTACGATGATGTGAGTGGCAAGCTGTCCGTAGGAAGCGATAGCGTAGGAATTATATCTGATGAGGCATATTTAAAAAATATAACTATGTTCGCCAAAACCATAAAGGGTGAATACAAAAAAATAACGCTATATAATGCCTTGTCAGAAAACGGCCTGACGCTTGCGGCAGCACCAAAGGCAGAGGGCACGGTGGCACTTGAAATATACGCGCATTGGGATGCAACTGACGATACAAAGAATTTGTTTGAAATTGAAGATGTTGAAAGCATTGAATAGGGCGGGGAAACCTGCCCTTAAGTTTTTGGGAGGGATAATATGTTGACCTTGAAACAAGGTTTAAAACTATCAGCAATTATAGATAAACTTGACCTGAAAATAACAGATCCGAAAGCCGACGCAAACAAGATAGGCGCGGATCTGATGATGCAAATAATATCAAAAGCACACAAAGCTGAAAAGGAAATCTATGCTTTTGTGGCTGAGGTAAAGGGGATAACATCGCAGGAGGCAGAAAATGTTGACCTGGTGCAGTTTGTGAAAGAACTTGTATCTGACGCAGGCGTGATAAATTTTTTCAAATCTGCGGTCACCTGAAGGGGCCGCGCATAGCTGAGTTATTATCAAAGACGTACAACCTACAGCTTATAATGGACCTTCCGCTGTCTGCAGCTGTGGATTATTTGATTTACGCAATTGAACAGGAAAAAGAACAGGCGGCGTGGGAATTGTGGAAAACAATATATCCATTCATGGCAATTGAATGGCTGAAACCTATTAAGTTTGAAGAGTTTAAGAGTAAACTAATCCAGAAGCAGTACAGGTACACTCAAAAATCGCTGGAAGATATCGAAAAAGAAATGCTGGCGGTTGTGGCGAAGCACAAAGGCAGGTGAGGCGTGTGGAAATATTTAAACTTTTCGGTTCCATATTTGTTGATTCGAGCGAAGCGGAAAAAAGCATATCAAAAACTGAAGAAAAGGCAGAAGGATTAGGAACGAAACTTGGGAAAGGCATTAAAACTGCTGCTAAATGGGGTACTGCTATTGTTGGCGGTGCAACCGCTGCAGCAGGTGGGTTACTAGCTGTAACAAACCAAACCGCGGAATATGCGGATGAAATTGATAAGTTGTCTGAAAGGACCGGTATAAACCGGGAAGAACTCCAACGTTGGAAATATGCAGCGGCGCAATCAGATGCTGACATTGGCAAGCTTGAGGTTGGCGTAAAAAAACTATCTGACGTTATGGACGATGCTATAAATGGTAATGAAAAAGCGACTGAAGCATTTAATCAACTAGGTATTAGTATTGACGATCTAAAAAATAAGAGTCAAGAACAAATCTTTGAAGAAGTTATGGCTGGCCTTGCTGACATGGAACAGGGGGCGCAACGAAACGCACTCGGTAATGACTTGCTTGGAAAGTCCTACACTGAAATGTTGCCATTGCTAAATGCAGGTAGTCAGGGAATAAAGGAACTTAAAGATAGGGCAGATGAACTTGGAGTTGTAATGTCAGAGGATGCTGTCATTGCAAATGTAACCTTTGGAGATACGCTGGAGGATATCAAGCAATCTTTCTCAGGTATAGTTCGTGGACTAACAAATTCATTTCTGCCCATGATGCAGCAGTTTGCTGATTTTATAGTCGCAAATATGCCAATGATACATGAAATGCTGGGCAATGTTTTTAGTGGCCTTGGCGAAGCGGTCACTGCAGTGCTGCCGATTCTCGTGGATATGATTCAAAACGCTTTGCCACCGCTGATTGAACTATTTAGCGAGATTGCCACGAACATTCTGCCAATATTGATTGAGCTTTTTGGAAGTATTGCCGCAGACGTGTTACCTGTGTTCATCAGCCTGTTTACTGACATTATCAAAGAGATTGCACCTGTCTTTATACAGCTGCTTGAGGTTGTTGTCAAAGACGTGCTGCCTCCGTTGCTGGATTTGTTTTCAATCCTCATCGGCGATATACTGCCGCCATTGATTGAATTTTTCGGCGAAATCATCAGTACACTGCTACCGCCATTGATTGAACTTTTCAGCGAAATCATGGACGCAATCATGCCGGTGCTGATAGAGCTTTTTAACACATTTGTGGAGGTTGTGTTGCCTCCGTTGATGGAGCTCATTGACGAGATAGTACAAGTCATTTTACCTCCGTTACTTGCGATTTTTAACGAGCTAGCGGAAATAGTCTTGCCACTTGTCATGACAGTATTTGAGGCTATGCTGCCTGTGATAGAGCCTATCATGAATGCCATTGCTGATGTAATCGGGATTGTGCTGGCACTCATCAAGGGCGATTGGGAAGGCGTATGGAATGGCATCAAGAGCTTTTTTAGTAATATTTGGGATGCAATTGTGAAAGCGGCAGAGGGATTCGGGAAGATATTTGGCAAGATTTTCGAGGGTATAAAGAAAGTAATAACTGGCATATGGGACGGTATTGTAGACGGCATAAAAGGGGCGATCAATTTTATTATTAAAGGCATAAACGCGTTTATTCGCGGCCTAAACAAAATCAAAATCCCTGACTGGGTACCAGGTGTTGGTGGAAAAGGATTAAATATAAAAGAAATACCGTTGCTTGCCCATGGTGGAGAGATAACTCAAAAAGGTCATGCCATAGTTGGTGAAGCGGGTCCTGAACTCTTGGAACTTCCACAGGGGGCGAAAGTGAGACCTTTAGATATTAATAATAAAGAAGTAGCAACAGAAGTAAACAATACTTTTAACATTGCTAATTTAGTGGTTAGAGAAGAAGCAGATGTTAAGAAAATAGCAAGAGAACTAAAAAAATTACAAGATAATAAAAGGGGAGGTGTGGCATTCGCATGAACGGGCTAAAATTTAACAATAAACACTCTTTTACAGATTTTGGTTTAGTGTTAAAAAGTTACAGAAACATTAAACCTTCAATGCGCAAAAGAGAAATAGAAATACCCGGAAAAGACGGAGGCTACACATTCCCGTCTTCTTCGTATAATAAAAGAATAATTAGTTGTAAGTTTTCTTTAATAAATTGTGCGACATTGGAAGAATTGAGAACTAAAACAAGGGAAATATCGGATTGGCTATCAGCAGAAAATGCAAATTTAGAATTTGATGATGAGCAAGGAAAGATATATACAGCAACAGTTTTTAATTCAATAGATCCAGAAGAAATAGCAACAATGCAAGAATTCACAGTAGAATTTGAATGTCAACCTTTTGCTTTTGGTGAGACAATTACATATACAGAAAATGTAAACGGTTATACAGAATTTTTTATAACAAACATAGGCACAAAACCAATACATTTAGGATCTCAAGAGGGAGCTTTTTTTGTTGTAAAAATAACAGGAAGCTTTGATGATATTACAATTACTGTAAATGAAACAACTATTAATTACACAGAATCAATAACGGATTCTGAAATTGTAATAGACAATTGCAAAGGTTTGGTAAAAAAAGATGGGATTAATGCAATACATAATTGTTCAGGAGATGTAGGACAATTTTTTGCATTGACTCCCGGTGAAAACATTGTAGAAATTGACGGAACTAATCTAAATTGTGAAGTAACTATCCAATTTAATCCATTGTGGATTTAAAAAATAAAATAAAGAGGTGATTTTTGTGGCGAATGGTAATTTTGGCGGCGGAGATGGCACAGAACTAACTCCATTTTTAGTTGAAGATGCATATGATTTGTGGGCTGTAAGAGATAACTTGTCAGCACATTACAAACAAATAGCAGATATAGATTTAAATGTATACAGTACAGATGACGGTTGGATTCCAATTGGTCAAGAAACTGCAGAATTTACAGGTGTTTATGACGGTGATAATTATGAAATAAGAAATTTATGGTGCAATAATTTAGTTGGAAATAATGGAATGTTCGGATATATAAGAGACGGAGCTAAATTAAAAAATATACTTTTAAAAAACACTATTATAGCAAGAGCAGGAGATTGGACAGGTGGTTTAGTAGGAGGATGCGACAATTTATCAGAAAATGCCATAGTTAATTGTCATGTGACAGGAATAATAAATGAATTAAATATTAATAAGACGAATATTGGAGGATTAGTAGGTGTGGTTAATAGTGCTAATACAACAACTATTGATAATTGTTCATTTGAGGGTCAGGTTTTTTCAAGTTATGCAAGCACGGCTTCAGGACATATAGGTGGCTTAATAGGGCGTAAAAATACAAATTTAGTTAGATGTTGGTCAAAGGGAAGTGTTATAGCTCCAGGTACCGCTTATGTAGGTGGTTTAGTTGGTTCAAATCTCAGCGGTTATTGTGTATATAGCTATTCTTTGTGTGACGTACAAGGAAGTATATATGTAGGTGGTTTTATGGGACAAGGTGGAGGAGGAACTACGTTAAATTGCTGGTCTAGGGGAAATGTACAAGGAAATAAGTATGTAGGTGGTTTTATAGGAGGTCAAAGTACCGGTAATCTTATTATTAATAGATGTTATTCTACAGGATTTGTTCAAGGATACTCAGATGTAGGTGGATTTTGTGGTAGGCTTTCAGGGGGGACTATAGAAAATAGTGTGTGGGATATAGAAACATCTGGACAAACAACATCCTCAGGTGGGATAGGAAAAACAACAGCAGAAATGAAAAATAAACAAACATATTTAGATATGGGATGGGTAATTGTGTAAAAAAAATAACAATCCATAGAAAAGAGGTGATAGATTTGAATTGGAGAATTGGATTACCTTATCAAAATGATGGATATCCTTATTTATCAGATGTTATGCCACCTAATAGTTTAAATATACCCGAATTAATTACTGCCCCATATCCAAATAAAATATGGGGCATATTGGAAAATTATAATGATGGATATCCTATGATAATTGAACAAGGTAAAACTAATTATCAGGATTGGGATATAGGAAGATTAATTACTGCCCCATATCCCAAACAATTATGGGCGATACTATCAACTCACAATGATGGATATCCTATTATGATAAATCAAGCTGAAACAGAAATGGAAGCACTAGACAAAGTCAATAAGCCAACTTGGGATAATGGAATTATAAATTGGACTTATGCAGGTGATATAGAAAATGTAAAAAATTTCAAAATTGATTTGTATCTAAATGGATTTCTATATGAGACACATATAGTAGATGGTAGTATTACTTCTTATGACTTTCAACAATACATTGATGAAGGTGAATTTAGTAGTTTTCAAGTAACAGTTCAAGCACTTGGAAATAACATTGCTTATTTAGATGGTCCAATATCTGAAATGAGTGATGGATTTCCTATTATGCATAAAGAACTTAACATGCCTGTTTTGGAGACTGTCAACAACATAATATGGCAAAATGGCGTAATAAGATGGAATTATCCTGATTTATCAAGTAATGTTAAACAATTTAAACTAGTATTATACATAAATGGGTTTATATACAATACTTATATAGTAGATAGCGATGTTAGAAGTTACGATTTTAGTTCAATATTACAATTTGGTAATTATTATCAAGTAACTGTTCAAGCGCTGGGAAACAATATATCTTTTTTAGATAGTGCAATATCCAAAAAGGCGAATTATTTACATTCTATAACAGTAAAAAATAAAACAATTAAAGTGTATCAATCAGACTATAAGCAGAACGTAGGAGATTTAAAGGCGGTAATTGTAGATTTTTTCGGTGATACACTAACAGAAGATTTAAACGGAACTTATACCTTTGATTTTACAACAGTTATTGACGAAGAGAAAAGCCAATATTTGACAGTTGGGAATATCGTGGAAATTAATGGAGATTACTTTAGAATAGTCTATAC